GGGTGTTGTTACTCATTCACTATTTACATCATCTGCTGAGCTATAGGGTTTTTCTTGAGCTGCTGTTTCGCGGCGTCCAAACTATCATCAGTGGAACGAGGATTTATATTGCCCTTATACGCGTTAAATTTATAGTACATGTCATTCTTATATTGTTGTGTCCACCCTCCACTCATAGGACCCGTGCGCCCATCCACGCGTGTCGTATCAGCGCGCATCGAAGTAGGTAATCCACCCTGGTTGAGAGCACCCGCACGAACATTCATACGACCGGCGTTACCAATACGATTCGCTTTACCACGGCGGTCATCAGGCCTAAACCCATACTTAGATAATTCCTCGACTGTATGGCTTGTGCCAAATGTCCGCGATTCGCCAATCTGAACACCGGGCGAGGCGAGATAACCATGCGCGAAAGTAGAAACTCCAGGCTGTACCTGGTTATTAAACCTGTACTGCTCAACATTACCATCTTTCTTGTTTCGTGTAGGATCTTGCGCCAGTGCCATACCAGATACTACACGTTTAGCACCCGGGAAATTGAGTCCGTCATTACGCACCCCCGTCTGAGAACGGTTCGTCAACCGCTTGCTATTTACCTGCTCACCCCGTGTAACGTGTCCATCGAACCCCTGTGCCCTACCACCGGCGGCGGGACGTCGCTCGGGAAGGAACGCGGTTTTTTCGGGTCGGTTGTTTGCTATGTCACCCATCTTACCACGGCGTCCACCAAAGACGTCATGCGCCGGGCCACTTCTACCAGGTAGAGTTGTGAGGCGATGCGCTCCAACATTTTCGGGGTTCACACGCACGATCTGCTGGAACCCTCCAGCTGCTGCGACCTCCGGTCCAACGGCGATACCGGGACCGACGTATTGTTTTTCAATGGGAGAAAGGTTATTCATACGACCATTATCAAACATACGCTCGCGCATTTCCAAAACACCTTCTCCGCTTGTTCTCGTATTGGGTACGATATCCGCAAAATTATTTGTTTCAATTTTAGAATCCGGGAGATTGTCAAGACCAATAGGAGGAGGGGCAGATATGTTCGGAACTTCTTCCTGAATGTAGACAGGAGGTTGAACCCTTTCGGATACAACCTGATACTTTTCGGCTTTCTGGGTACTCATCTTTTTCCCCATGTACGCTAATCCGGCTATAGCTATTATTGAAATAGGGTCTGCCATTCTTATTTCTTATAAATATTTTTATTTAGTGTGATATCTCGTTATAAACATCGCATTTTGTGTATCAGCACGCGTACTTTCGGGCTCGTATGTCATAGAAGGAAGTGGCAGTTTACAGCTCACATTTTGAAGAGGGAATAAATTTTGTTCGTGTGTTTTTGTGAGAATTTTGTTAAAACGAGACGTAGACTGGGGTCGTAGCTGGTCACTTGTATCGACATATTGAGAAGGAGCACCTTTACCCGCCATATAAGGCGACGTCCCATAGAGCATTGTATTAGGTCGCGAAGAACCATAATTTAATGTACTGGGCTGAGGATAAACAAAAACTTCGTCAGTCGCGCACGTCGAAGGCCTCGCGGGATTTTCAACTAAATTCATACCTGGCTGAAGCTGGTACGCCATTTATTATTACGTGAGAAAATTAAGTTGAATGCCCAGCCGGTAAACCAGAACCTCGGGTCATACCACTCCGTTTATCATCATTAGCATCTAACCCACCAAAAGCTTCCAACTGAACACCACGCGCATCGGGGCTACATAAAGAACCATCTGTCCTACACGTCTGGCCATTCTTTTCGCCATATAGCCATTCGGCAAAGGCGGTTTGGTCACCCGGAATATTTGTCACGGCTGTCGAAACAAATTGCCGAGAATATGCATTGCGTTGCTGTTCTGGCATAGGAGAACGAGATTTTTGAGCACCGTACGGAATACGACCCGACAGCATTTCATTCACATCATCTCGTACGGTATTGTAGTTACACGCCGACGGTCTATCCGGGCGTCCATCAAAATCGGACATAAGTACGTTTGCCATTGGGTTGTCAACTGTCGGTAACTGGCACGCGGTTTCGTATCCCTCACTCAATGACACCGAATGTCCCTCGCCGTCCTTTATCATATTCGACGTTTCCATAACATAAAGAACGCCTAGAGACATACCACCTAATATGAATACACGTGTATCACGTCTTATAAGATACAAAATACACGTAGCGTAAATAATAAATCGGGCTGTAGCATTTACACGTTCTTCTGACGTATGTAATTTAGTTGGCCAAAATTCAGCAACTTTATCAGCCCTAACAATTTCTTTTGGATCAATAAACAATGACGCCATTTATATTATATGGTTTTATTTTTTCAACATACCGCCGAGAAGTCCCTGCATGGATTGCATGAGTTTAGCTTCGTCGAAATCGGCCTCTCCATCTTCGCCCTGCATCTTATCTGCGCACTGTTTGGCAACATTTTCGATCATACTGAGGGTTTCTGTTGGAATAGACGTGATCGTCATGCCGAGCATGTAGAGTGTCTGGAGATATTGCCAGATGGCACTACGTGTCCCCTCAGACGCCTTCGGCCAACATTCCTGAAGGTTGATATCCTTTAGAAAGTCAATAGTCGACGCATTTTCAATGAAAAATGACTCATCTCGAGAATTGATTTTCTCGACGTGAGGTCCAACGTTAGACATAAACCCATCGACAATCATACGTCCATTAGCACCGCGCATGAGTTCGAATGCGGCCATGTACTTTTTCAACCCCTTTTCTTCTGGAAAAGTCGTATGCAGTTCCATAAGAAATTGTCCCATCATGTCATTGAATGCGGTGATGGAGGTCATGTTATATATACTATATGAGATTAATCTTTAAGCGAATTAGAAAGGGTCGGATGATATAGTTTCGCGCTTACCTAGACCGTTCGATATGATAAAATATACTAAAATACCCACGAGTGCCGCTGGTTTTGCGTACGCACTCGTCTCGAGGGTTCCTTCGTCATTGAGACGACTTTTTCCGTGTATGTATAAGGCAGTTATTCCGGCGGCGATTAAGGCCGCAGATGCGGGTTCTCTAAGGTACTCGTCCATATTTAATAACCAAGTTTTTTAGTTCGGGTATCTGCTGCGTCGGAAAATAAGTCTTCCTGCTCCTCTTCCTGTCGGGGTGGTGGGGGTCTGGTATTGATCGTTTTAAATTCATTTTGAAAGGGTGTGGGTGCCTCTTCTGGTATTTCAGCCTGAAGAGTATCATCGTGAGCATCGTTCATAAGTGTATCAGCGGGGGGCATTTCTTCACCGACCGGTTCACCTTCCATCGGTGGGAGTTCCCCTTCCCCCATCGGTTCGTGTGGTTCAGTTTCGTCATATTCGCCGATGTCATCCGGTTCAAGATCGGCGTCTTGACCCTCTATGAATTCATCCTCACCCGCAGACATGTATGTTTGTAAAATTTGCTGAACTGGGATCAGTTCTTTCACTGTATTTTCAACACATAGAGTAAACCTGTCATATAACTTATCGTTCCGG